GAACAGAAACATTTTCGTCATTTCCGTTCTCTAGTCCGTCAGATATGTACTCAATAACAATAAGATGGTTCCTAGCACCAGAGCTGAAGTCAATTACACCGGCTTCTTTGTTTACAGTAAATGTTGGATTCTGATTAGCTGTCTCTGGATCTAATCCATATCGGCCACCTACTTGATATCCGAAGTACCAATTGCTGTCCCAGCACCATCCCCAGCACCCGTCATAATCGCCAGGTCCAAAGTATTGTTGCATCTCGCCCGTCTTAATGTCAAGCACAGATGTTCCTGTCAACACATTGCCATTGCTATCAAAAAGTATCTCGTTATTGTTATCTTGCAAATAAGCAACAGCAGACTGTGTCTGTCTGTTCTCATGCATTGGATAAAGAATACCATCTACATTTATAGATATCCTAACATAGTTCACATAGTCAGGAGGCATGACTAACTTTAGGCTGTCACCTAAATTTATCTCAATCTTCTTAAAAGACCTAAGCGCATCGTAATTAATTTCTTGTATGCCTCTCTTTGCATGAAACATCACCTCATAACGCTTAACATTATTGATGGCTTTGTCATCTCCAACATTAATTAACATAAAGTTGTTTATAATGTCAGACAAAGGCACATACTGATACGATCCCCAATTCTCATTTGTTGGCGAAACGTTATTGTTGTTGTAATATTGAGAGTCGCTTATGTAAGCCATCTGTTAGTTTTTTTGTTGTATGTCCATTACTTCTTCTGAGTTCATCAACTGAACGACATCTGCCTCACGAATAGATACACCAGAATAAGCACATATCTTTACCACAAGTCTTGGTCCGTCACTCAATGGAAGCTCAAAGTCTTGATAGTCAGAAGCAGACTGATTGAATATAGGCTGACCTCCAGACAAAGACGTATATGTCCATTTAGGATCAAGCGGATGTCTTACATAAAGCATACTAACGTTTGACGTTATGCTTGTTGGTCTTACATCAATTCCAGCCGTTCCGCTATCATTATATTTGTATAGCGCGTAAACAGGATATGCCGTAGTTGGGGCAGTAAGGTTAGAAGACAGCAAATTAAGTATCTTTTGCTGTGATACTTTCTCTATCTCTTTTGACCCATTGTACGTCAGTCTTAAAGTTCTATATGGCTTTGGTTCGTTTGGATTTGATGGGTCATCTCCAGGCATATAAAATCTGTCTGTAGCTCCATCATATACTAAAGTCGATTCCTCTAAGAATCTATCCAAAACCTCAGACAGCCTGCCAGTTATATCTGAATAACCAGAGTTATGCAATCTTGCATTTGTCTTATTCAGGTTATTAGAGTAGTCATAGAAATACTGCTCAAATAATTCCATTTGAGACTGTCTTGCGAACTGATTGAACTCCTCTGGAGTTATGTATCCACGATTGTCTTTGCTTAATATAGACAGGACGGTATTTCTGATTTGATTAATCATAATGCAAAGATAATAAAAAAGGGTCAACAATTGCTGACCCCTTTAAGCTCAATAGATAAAACTATTATGCAACTGCGATACCAGATACTGCGTATGGCAAGTTTGTCACTTCATAAGCGACAGAATACCAAGGAGTCTGCAATGCAGCAACTACTGCGTCTTGGATAGCATCACGCATAGTCTCGTCTCCTGCACCTGCAGTAGCGTGTGTAATTGTTACAACATCAGTTGATGTACTTCCACTTTTGTAAGAAATAGTAACTGTAGTTGTAGATGCTTGCTCAATAAGAACGATTCCAGTAGCAGAAACAAGTTGATACTGCTCACTAGTTACAGGGATTTTTAAAAACTTCTCCATGTCTTTTTGTTTTTTTGGTTAATAAAGTGCAAATATAGCAATTATTATGCTTCGTATTCTCTGACAAGATACATATAGAACTCTTGTCCTTCCTCAGATTTTAACCAAGCAGAAAATGCTGCTTCTGGTGTCTCATTCAAAGGAACTGAAAAAGCACGCTTTCTATTGTCTTTTAAGTTGTAATGAACATCACGTCCGTGATTTCTAGTAGCAACGTACCCATCTTTAAACGCTCTAAAAGCGATGTCATCTACTGCCATCTCTGGGTCATCAAGTGAATCCAAGAAATCTTCAGGATAGTCCTCAGCTATCTTCATGATGTCCCACTTCATTTCACTGATTGACATCTTCTCTACATTCTTTCCTGTAAATACTCTTATTACAGATGCCATCTTATCTGGAGTCAATGAACGAGCTGCAATTTTAGCATCAAGCACTAACTCTTCGTTTTTAAGTCTTTCTTCTGCATCTTTAGCTGGATCCCATTCGTAAAAAATATCTCCATTTCCAGGATGTAATTTTAAGAATTCATATAACACAGGATTTGTGTCATCAACTCTAAGAACACCATCTTCAAACACTATAGCCTCTAGTATAGCATTTTCATCTTGTTCGTCTTGAAATGGTGATTGTTGATTGCTTGCATATCGCAAGCTTCTGTTTTTCTTTTTTGACTCGTCAAAGTAAAGGAGTCTTTTTGTTGGGGTATCTCTTGATTGAAGAATAAAAGATACTGGTGATTTTTCTCCTACTAAAAGGAACGTTTTTGTTGCCATTTTTATTTGAATTTAAATTAAAAATAAGGAGGAGGCCGAAACCTCCTCCGTTTATTTACTTGTGATTATTTGAAGATCACGAAGTTGTTTGCACCAAGTGTACACAAAGCACGCTCAGAAAGGAAGTGTACTTCCATGGCATCCAAGTCGCTAGTTTGTGCCCCACCAGCTGAACCAGTAATCCAAGTTTTGTACTTACGATTTTCGTTAGCAGTCTCACGGTAACGAACGTGCAAGAACGGACGCGTAGTGTTTTTACCAAGAACTTGGTCGTACACGTTAGTAGATCCTGCAGGAACCAATATACCGTTTACAACACCTCCAACAAGACCACCACGAAGAGTAGCATCATTAAGGTATTTCCAGTCAGACTTATAGAAGTCATAACCACCACGACGGAAACCTGTAAATCCAAGGTTAATAGCCATTTGCTGGTCGTTGTCGAACAATCCGTAAGAAGTACCACCTACTCCGTAGCTGTTTTGAGCAGCCAACATATCGTCAATGTTCAAAGCAAATGTACGGTTAGCGAAGATAGTGTTCTCAGCGATAGCACCTTGCTTGTCAAGACGATTAAGGATAGTATCGAAATCAGAAAGTGTAGAAGGAACACCACCTGACCACACGTTACCACGACTTTCAACAGCTGCAAAAAGACCTTCAGATCCAGAAGCCGTCCCAAGTGCTACTGCCGCTCCAGATGTGGCTCCAGTCTCAACGTGCTCTACCATCATCATTTCAAGATAATCTTCGAAACGTAGACGAGTTTCATGTTTAGACTTCAAATACCAAAGGTATCCCGTTCCATTATCTCCTTCTACTTCGATCCATCCGATTTGAGCCATGTCAGAACCAGAGATTTCAAATTTATCTTTGATTATTACAGGCTTAACTTCGAAGATTTCAGTTTCAGCTTCCAACGATCCTTGCATTCCATTAGTTCCTTTTTTGAATTCAGAACCATAAACGAAAGCAGTAACAACATCAAGAGCGTTGATAGTACCACCAGCGTTAGCATAGTAAGCAACAGTTACAGCCAATGGGTTACCACCTACATTAATTGCAGTAACGATAGCTTTATCAGATGTAGATGCACTATTAGAAGAAAGGAATACAGTTTGTCCAACTCGGAAGTTACAAACAGTAATACCAGCATCAGCAACAGTCAATGTAGCTGTATCGTTACCTACGCCATATACTACAGAGCAGTTAACATATTTAGTGTGAAGACGACCTTCTTCTGACCACTTAATCAAGTCAGAGTTAGAAGGAATCTCAGCACTCATATTACGAAGGAACGAACCGATAGAACGATCTCCATAACGACCGAATTCTTTCTCCATAGTATCAGGAAGATACTGATTCAAGAAATCGAAATTAGTAAGGTAGTTGCTTTGCAACGTAGCCTTTTTTGAACTTGGTTGTAAGTCGTACGTAGGACTTACTGCTAATGAACCTGCCATTTTGTTTTGTTTTTAGTTGTTTTACTTTTTACTTTTTATCTTATATTCTGTCGCATCAGAATCTAAAGCTCTGACTGAAAACCCTTGCTTTGGCGTTATCGTCGTAGCAGGTCTGCCCATGTCAATATTTTTAGATTCCTCCGCAATGCTTCCTACTCCGTCAGATTTACCCTTGTCATAAAAGAACTTGGCAAATTTTTCGGGATTGGATGCGATAGCAATAGCCTTGTGAAATGCAGCTGCGTCTTTAAGATATCCGTCTTCATTTAGAAATCCTTTTACGAATTTCGCCATATCTG